GCTATTGTCCGGCAGGTTGGAGAAGCAGAAGAAAGTTTTTTCGGATTTAACAGCAATTGGACGACGCTGATTCCCGATTGTTTCGTGGGAAAAGCAAAGTGTGACCCTCGTGATGAATTTTCTATTGACGAGGGCAAGAAGATAGCGAAAGCGCGTTGTATGGAAAAATACTATCGAGCAAAAGATTCCGCTATCAAACAATGGTATAAGAACGCATGTGTAAAAATGAAGCGTGTCGAAAGGCTTGTAAAGGAGATTGATACCGCAAGATTATTCTCTCAAAGACGTAAGAAAGCAGAGGCGATTGAGAAATATAAGTCAGCAGTATCCGCGTTTGAAGAAGCGCAAGAGGAACTTAATAAGGTTTTGAGTAAGTAATTTATTTTATAATACGAGGTAATAATAATGGCAGTAGGATTTAGTTTTCAAAAAGCAAAACGAGAAAAAATTTGGGTAAAAGTTCTTCTTAATGGCCCATCTGGTAGCGGCAAAACGTATACAGCTTTGAAATTGGCAACAGGTATGTTTACCAAGGCTGGTGGAGCGGGAATTGCGGCAATCGACACAGAGAACGGACGTATTCGTTATTACGCTAACGAATTTGATTTCTTCGACTTACAGTTATCGGAGCCTTATACATCAGAATCTTATATTGAGGCAATTAGTGCGGCAGTTGATAATGGTTTCAAAATTCTTATCATCGACAGTCTTAGCCATGAATGGAAGTGGCTGAATGAGGTACATGATAAGATGCCTGGCAACTCATTCACTAATTGGGGAAAGTTAAAGCCAAGACATGCGGCGCTGATGGAAAAGATTCTTCAGTCTCCAATTCATATCATTGCTACTTCTCGTGGTAAAGATGATTATGTAATGGAAGATAAGAATGGTAAGCAAATTCCAAAAAAGGTTGGAGTTGGTTCACAGCAGGAAAAGGATATTGAATACAACTACACCGCGACTTTCAACATCGACCAAGAAACTCATGTCGCTACTGTGGCAAAAGACAACACCCACATTTTTGAGGGCAGATATGATGTACTTAATGAAAAAGACGGAGAAAGATTAATTGATTGGGCTAACACTGGCGAGGGAGAAATGCCAAAAGAACCCGTAAAGGCACCAACTCCTGTTGAAATTCCAAAATCAGATATTGATTCAGCCCTTAGAGAAATTAACTCAATCTTTGCGAATAAAATTGAAGCTGGTATAGACAAGGAACTCCTGTATGCTGTTGTTTCTAAGCATCATACAAATAAAAACTTTACATCAATAAAAGATGTTGATGTGGCAAATACGATTATTAATGAACTGAAAGAGGTTAAATAATTTATGAGTCTGCAGATTAAAGATAGTTACGCAACAATTTTCGAGCCGGAAGTCCATGAAAAGTTTGTAGCATGTAATTTGAGTACAGGTAGAAAGCTCAAAGAAGTAGACGATTACGGACGTCCTAAGTATGCTAATTCTTCTTGGAGAGCCACTTTTGTTGGAAACGCTCTTGCTGGTGCTAAAGCGTTGAAGGAAAAAGACAGAATCAAAATTGTTTCTGGTACTATCACACATGAAAAAAGTGATAAGACTGATGCTAATGGTAACGCGAGATATTTCTACAACGTAACCGTATTTGATTTTGAAACTGTGGCGAGCGCCACTGCGGCGGCATCAAAGCCGACAGGTGATAATTTAGACAGTGAACAGCCGGATTTGCCGTTCTAAGATGTGTTGATAATATATGGCCGAGAGGTTTCACAGCTTCTCGGCCTCCTTCACAAGGAGTGATTAAGTGATTCTACTTGAACAGGAAATAAGACATGATATTATAGATGATATGGTTTGGTCGTTTTCAAGGCTAAATGGATTTTATACATGTAAAAGAGCGTGGTATTACACATATATAATGAAAAGGAGTGAACGAGAGAACTTTTTTTCACAGTATGGTACATTTGCTCATTCAGTATTTGAGAAGTATAACAAAGGAGAGTTAGAAATATATGAATTAGCAAGTTATTATAACGACAACTATTATGCGAATGTAACCGAAGAAGCACCGCCGAACAAATATGTTGATTTAAATGAATCATATTTCAATAAAGGATACGATTATTTTGTAAATATCAAGGATAATCCCGACGAAGAAATAATTGGGGCAGAAGTAAAGTTTGAATTTACAATTGACGTTATGGATAAACCTAGAAAGTTTATTGGATTTATTGATAAAGTATCAAGAGATAAGAATGGGTTCATAGTTACTGATTATAAATCTAAGGGCAAATTCAAAAACAAAGAAGAATTACACGATTACACGAGGCAGTTATACATCTATGCCATAGCATTGAAAGAAATGTATGGAGAGTATCCTTATAAACTTGTTTTTGAGCAATTCAAAGAGAATATAACACAAGAAATATGTTTCAATGAAAAAGATTTAGAGGAAACATATGATTGGATTAGAAATACAATAAGACTTATATATGACGAAATAGATTTTCCAAAAACACAAAACGATTTCTTTTGTTCGTATTTGTGTTCAGCGAGAGATACATGTATTACTGATACAATTTGACATTTTTCAACCTTTGTGATATAATAAGGACGGATGAAGTATGATAAGCAGAGAGAAAATAGAACAAGCAAAGGAAATGTTAGGCACAACCGCGTTTGAACTAATGGCCGACGAGATTCCTCTTGAAGATGTCGATAAAGAAAAATTGGTGTGTAAATCGCCGTTCAAACAGGAAAGAACAGCATCGGCTCATTGGTTCAAAGAGGGAAATTGTCTAAAATGTTTCGCTACTGGATTAACTATGGATTACATAGATTTCAGTATGAAGTATAAAAATAAATCATTTTTAGAAGCAGTTGAAGAATTATTTATGGTCGCCGGTATGAAATATGACCCAAGTGACTTTGAATTTGACGAAGAAGATAAAGATGTTTTCAAAGACTTTAAATGCTCTAAAGATGAAGTAAATACCGACAGAAGTATTGCCGAAAAATATCTAAAATCAAGAGGAATATCAGAAAGTACATTAGACCTTTGTAACGTAAAACAGGATTCTCATGGTAATATCGCTTATCAGTTTTATAATACGACAGGTAAACTTATACAGACTAAATATAGGGTATCTAGCGCACACAGAAACTCTGATAAAGGCGCAAAATGGTTCTGGCAACAAAACGCTGGCGTATGTGCTTTGCTGTATGGTGTAAATAGGATAAACTACGATACACCGCTTGTTATAGTCGAGGGTTTAAATGATAGACTTGCTTGTGTAGAAGCAGGATATATAAATACAGTTTCAATTCCCGGTGGTGCGGGAGATAAAAACTGGATTGACTTCAATTTTGATGTTCTTGAAAAATGTAAAGAAATAATACTTTGGTTTGATGATGATAAAGCCGGACAAGACGCAATAAAAGAGTGCGTACAAAGGCTTGGGGTTTATAGAACAAAAGTAGTACCAAAAAATGATGTAGTACAGGCAGAAGTAGAGGCTTACTTTAGAAAAGTAGTAAAAAATATAGATTTAGACGAAAATAAAGACTATAAAAAAGTAGATGCCAATAATGTGCTTGTAGCATGTGGTCCATCGGCGGTCATTGACATGATTGCCAGTGCTAAACTTGAGGATAACCCACAAGTTAAACGTTTGATGGACGTTGAAGAAGTACAACTACAAGATATGCCAAGAATATCAAGTGGATTTTCTGCTATGGACAAAGTGTTTTCTGGAAGTTTTGAAAACTCGCTTACGATATTAACAGGTAAATCTGGTAATGGTAAATCAAGTATTCTTAACACAATGTTTGTGGCCGCTCCATTAGAAGCTGGAGAAAAAGTGTTCATATATAGTGGTGAAATACCAAGCGGTATTCTTCTCGGAAATGTAATTAAGCCGCTGGCTTCTAGCAGGCATATAAAAGAGTTTGACAACAGTAAAGAGGGACGTCCAAATGGATACGCTGTCACGACAGATGCCGCTAAAGCAATTAAAGAGTTTTATAGAGATTCTGTTTATGTGTATAATGACAATAATGAATTTGATACAAACTCGAAATCAATTTTACAAGCAATGGAGTATTCTTACAAACGATATGGTGTAAAGAACTTCATCGTTGACTCTCTCCTAACTGTTGATTGTTCACAGGAATATGGTGACGATAAATACGAAAAGCAGAAGAATTTCGTAATAAATCTAAAAACATTTACAAATAACTTCCCTGTTAGAGTTGCTTTAGTTGCCCATAGTAGAAAACTTGCCGCTGGCGTAAAGGAAATTGGCGGAGATGATATTGCTGGTTCAAGTGATATTCTTAAATGTTGTAACAGAGC